CTGTCGTCTGTTCTCCCACAACCCGGGCGAGGCGACCGTGTACGTGTGGGACGCGACCGCGAAGACGGGTGTGGCGAGATGGTCGGGTCCGGTGATGGTCCTGTCGGCGAAGTCGTGGAGTATCGAGGACGAGACGGGAACCGTGCAGGTTGTCAAGAGTTCCGGGTGCGGGTGCTCGGTGCCTTTAAAAAGGTGGGTCCCCGGAGGCCGTCCCGTGCGGGCCTTTGGTGAGTTGTGATGCCCGGACCGCTTCCGTCGCTAAGTGGTCCCGTTCGTTGGATATACAGTAATGACCACAACCACCACGATAAGGAGACAACCATGACCACTACCGACGCAGCAAGCAAGCCGCGCTGGGTTGAGTGCGCCGACAAGGCCTCTGTAGCGCTGGACGCAGCCGCCGCCGCTGATGACGTCAACGAGTCCGACGCCAATATTCGCGAGGCTGACGCCTGGATGCGGCTCGCCTATCTATACGCCGACCGTACGCCATGAACGCATCAGATCTTCTTCGTCGGCATCGATTGTTGGCTTGTTCAACGATCGGCTGTCCCAACTCGGCCGTTACGACGATCGCACTGACGGGGGGAGGCCATGGTTGCGCTCCGGACGGCTCCTGTCGTGGCCATCGTTATTGCCGGGAATGCGCCGACAAACTAGTTGATCATGGTGACGCAGAGATCGTGATTGACCCGTCGGAGATCGACGACTCGGAAGCGGTCCCCGTTGATAGTTGGATGGCTGGCGAGGCTGACACCATCAAGCCGACATGATCCGAAGGTGGCGCACTCAACGTCATTGGCGTCGGATGACTCCGGCGCAACGGCTCGCGTGGTTGGACGCTACTCAGCCAATGCCACCGCGCGTGCCACCGATCCCGTGGATACAGTGATGACCCCACTCGTCGCCGTCCTTGTCGGCCTCAGCACCTACAGACTTTCCATGGTGGTGACATCGGATCACATCACGGAACGTCCGCGCACGTGGGTGTTGCGTCGTTGGCCGACGTCCGAGCTCGCCTACTGGGTCACCTGCCCGTGGTGTAGCAGTTTCGCGGTTGGTCTGGCGGTGGTGGGTTCGGCGTTGGCGTGGTCGAACGGCTGGGGATGGCAACTCGGTTTCGGCGCATTGTCGGCGTCGGCGATGACGGGTCTGCTCGCCGAGGTCGCGTCACCGTGAAACGCAAGGCGACGGTGGCGTTTCTCTGCGCCCTCGGTTGCGGTCACACCGCCTGCTGTCTCCCCCGCGAACGCCACACCGTCGGCCAGTGGTTCTATTGCCACAGTTGTGGCGCGTTCAAACGGATCACCGCGTCCGAGGAGATCGGCGCATGAAACCGTACTACGAGGACGAGTGGGCGACGATCTACCACGCCGACTGCCGCGAAGTCCTGCCGTCGCTCACGGCTGATGTCGTGCTCACCGATCTGCCCTATGGCGTCGGTGGGTGTTGTGTTGGTATCAGACGAACGCCGCGGGCAGTACCGGCCGGTGGGGGTTCAACGTGTGGCAGCCAGTCCTCGTTTACGGCACTGATCCGTTCCTCGCGCGTGGCCGAGGACGGCGGCACGATCTCGTCCGCTCGTCGGCTCCGAACCGTGGCAACCCGTACGATCATCCCTGCCCAAAGCCTGTGGAGTCATGGCGCGCCATCCTTGACCGCCTCTCGCCTGACGAATCGGACGTGATCCTCGACCCGATGATGGGAAGTGGTACGACGGTCACCGCGGCCAAGTACGCAGGAAGGCGAGCGATTGGCGTTGACCAGTCAGAGCGGTATTGCGAGATTGCCGCGCGTCGGCTTGCTCAGGGTGTGCTGGCCTTCGGGTAACGGTCCCCGCGAGGCCGCGTAGGCTACATTTGGCGGCCAATGGCGTCCAAGACGGTCGCGGCCAAGAAACCTGCACCCAAACGAGCCGCGCGCACCAAGACGCCGCAAGTGGTGGAACCGTCCGGCCGCTCGTTCACCGCCGCCGCCCGCAAAGTCGACTTCGCGACCCGCGAGGGCCGCAAACTCGTCCGCCGCCTGGAGCAGTGGCAGACCGACGCCATGACCTTCCGCCGCTCCATCGGGATCATCGACCGGGGGGCCCGATTCCACTCCAACAGCATGTCCATGCTCCGCTTCTACGCCGGTGTGATCGTGGACCCCGACGAGGAACCGATCCCGGTCGAGGACGCCGTCGATGACCCGGAGATCAAGTTCCCGGCACAGTTGGCCGAGGTCGCCACCGCCGAGTGGGGCCGGGTAGCGAACAGCACGAGCGGGCAGCAGGGCATCCAACGGAAATGGGGGTCGCTGCTGCCGACGATCGGCGACTCATGGCTTGTCGCCTGCGCCTCCGAGGACGACCCGAACGTCGAGGACTGGAACGTCTACAGCCCTTCCGCGCTGACGGTCGTGGGTGAGCGCGTGTTCATCAAGGAGACGCCGGCCGGCCAGAAGCGTGAACTCATCGGCGATCCCGTCGCCTATCGGATCTGGCGGGAGGACGACGAGTGGCCAGGGTTGGCCGACAGTCCACTTCGTTCCGTATACGGGGAGTGCGAGGAGTGGTTGGCCTACTCAGCGCAACTGCGAGCTATCGCCAAGAGCGCGATCCCTTCGGGGTTTCTGCTCATGCCGTCCGAGCTTGACCCGCCCCGGCAACCCGCTCCCGACTCGAGTGGCGCACCCGATGCCAGCCAGCAGGGCCAGCCGGTGAACACGCCCACCGAGTTCGAGCAGATGTTGATGACCCACATCCTCACGAGCATCGAGCAGGAAGACTCCGCCGGCAAGGTCGCCCCGGGTGTGATTCGTGGGAAGGCTGACGTGCTCGGTGCGGTCAAGTACCTGTCAATGTCGCGCCCGATCGACGCACAGATCATCCCCCGCCTCGAGTATCTCGCCCGCCGATTGTGTGATGGGGTGGATCTGCCGGCGGCGATGGTGCTCGGTGTGGAGGACGTCTCCCATTGGGGCCAGTGGCAAATCGAGGACTCCACCTACAAGAGCTACGTGCAGCCGTTGGCGCAGATCCCCGCGGCGGGCATGGGTGCGGCCTTCCTGCGGCCGGCGATCAAGGCGCACACCGAGCTCAACGAGGCGGACGTGGCCGAGTGGCTGCCGAAGATCCGCATCGGCGTCGACCCGACGAAACTGGTGGCCCGCCCGAACCGTGCCGCCGACGCCACCACAGCCTTCGAGTTCGGTGCCCTCTCGTGGCCTGCTCTGCGACGGCACATGGGTTTCCCCGAGTCCGACGCTCCGACCGACGAGGAACTTGACAAGCGGGCCGTGTACGGCTTCACGAGGCCGAAGAACCCGAACTCGACGGCTACAGCGGTAGCCGATTCGGGTGGCTCGGCGACACCGACTCAGGGTGTGGCCGGTTCCGCTGCGCTCCACGCCTTGCCGACGTTGCAGGCCGCGGCAACAGGCAGGCAGACGAACCTCGGCTCCACGTTGGCCCGCATCGAAGGCGGGCTCAGGGATCGGTTGCTGGCGGCGTGCTCAAGTGCGGTCCATGACGCGCTACGCCGCGCAGGCAACCGGTTGCGCAGCAGGGCGCAGGCCGAAAAGACGTTGGCGGCGTCCATCAATGGGATACCGGCCGACGAGGTGGGCCGGAAACTTGGGTTGCAAGCGGCTGCCACGCTGGTGAACCCCGACGACCTCTTGGAGGGGGCGTTCGACGATCTGGCCGGCCAATACGACCGCCTGACGGCGAAGGCGCAGCAGCAGGTGGCGAAAGCGTTGGGCGAGTACGCGACGGACCCGGAGGCGGCGCAGGCGTTGGCGGATTATCAGGCGCACGCCGAACGGCGACGGGATCTCGGCTGGGCGGTGTTGGCGGCGGCGTTGTTTGCGCTTACAAGGAATCGTCTGTTTGAGGAGGAAGCCAAACCGCAGGGCGAGTTCGACTCGACCCTCAACGTGCCGGCGGGCGTCGTAGGACAAGCGCTCAACGTGGTCGGTGGCCTCGAAGCGCAGAACGTCCCCTCAAAGACGGGCATGGCCGGTGGACTCACTGGTGGTGTTGAGGTCGGCAGCGTTCTCGAGCCGTCAGGGCTTGCGGTGGAGGGTTGGCAGTGGATCCACGGTGACCCGACGATCGACTTTGAACCGCATCTCCAGTTGGATGGTTACGTCTTCACGGACTGGCAGGACGAGGGGCTGGTGAACAACTAGGACTGGCCGCCCTACCCGTATTTTTTCGAAGGAGATCACGCCGGCTGCGAATGTGTAGCGCTCAGTGCGATTGTGCAGAACGGTGTCGAGGTCGAGGGTTCGTTACCATCCGAGTCGAGTAGCGAGGTCGCGTGATGCGTAAATGGTCCGGCGTGGTGTGTGTTGAGAACGAGCTCACTGGTGATGACCGTGTGATGGTCACCGGTTCGGCGCGGTGGGAGAACCTGCCACTGGCGTTGCGGTGGTCGAAGCAGGACGAGGGCGGCCACTGGGGCGCGGTGCTCGTCGGTTCGGTCGAAACGTTGACCCGCGACGGGAACCTGATCCGCGGTGCGGGCCTCATCGACGACACCGAGGGTTCCGACGGTGCCGAGGCGTGCCGGATGATGGACGACGGGATCCTGCGGTTCGTGTCGATCGACCCGGACGACGTGACGCTGGAAGTGATCGATACGAGCATCACCGCCGAGGAGTTGGAGGCAGCGCAGGAAGCGATGGACGTCCTGTATGCGTCCGCTGGCGACGTGGACCCGGGCCCGGACGCGGGCGTGGTCGCCTACGAGTACGAGGCCGGCGAGTTCGTTGAACGGTGGACCGATTTCCGTATCCGCGGCGTGACCCTCGTGGACATCCCGGCGTTCGACACGGCGGTCATCACTCTCGAGCCGGCTGAAGCGGCGCCTGTTATGCCGCAGATGATGGCTGCCAGCCTCCTGTCGGTCGTGGCCCGTGAACCCGCCCCGTGCGCGTGTGGCGGTTCGTGCGCCTCGTGTTCCAGCGGGACGCTGACCGCCGCCGCGCTCATTCCCAGCATTCCGGCTCCCGCCGCCGCGTTCGCGTCTCCCGTCTTCGACCGGCTCACCCCGCTGGCCGTGGACGGCGAGGCGCGGACGTTCGCTGGCCACATCGCCCCGTGGGGTGCCTGCCATCTCGGCTCGCCGTTGAACGCGTGCGTGGTGCCTCCTCGTGACGGAACCGGGTACAGCCTGTTCAACCGTCGCCCGATGCGGACCACTGACGGCCAGACGGTGAAACTCGGCCCGGTGACGATGGGCGGCCTCCATTTCGACGATCACCTGTCGTGGGGCGCGGCGGCGGAGCGGATGGAGAACGCCGACGCGGTGGTCGGTTGGGCTCTCGCTGGGCAAGACAGGTTCGGCCC